TATCCTTATCTATAATTTCCCCAAAATAACCTGAGTAAAATATATTGAATAGATTGTTTTGCAATCCGCCTGTAACTAAATCAAAATATAACTCCTTTGCTACACCAAAATTTAAATCAGAAAACGCTATATCAGGATCATCTAAATGACCTGCATAAGGGAAAACACTCGTAGTTAATAACTCTGTATTTGTAGTGCTATAAATTTTCCAACTTATTGCTCCTGTTATTTTCTTTGCTCTTAAAATCCTTATGTTATGGTCTGTACTTTCCTCTACTCCGTTTGTTTTTTTATAAATAGTGCTAATTACTTTATCCCTGTCAACATATCCTACCAATGGTGTTGCAGAAAATATAACCTCTACGCTCTGTGTATCTTTGGTAAACTCTAACTCATTATCAAATATCCTATCTCCATAACCTTCGTTATATTTTTTTCTATAATCATCATTAAAAAAATCAGAATCCGTTTTATACTTAAACTGATAATAACGAGCCGTTACCTCGCTCATTGGTTTTATCTTAATTACCTGCGACCTATCAACCTTATCCGACCAGTCTAAATATGTTGATGAATCTGTATTATAAAAATCAATGTAAGGTATCAACTTTAAATGCCTGTCTTTATCCTTGTCTTGAATAACCATAAGGTTAAACATTTTTAACACAGAGGTAAAAAAATCCTTTTGCAATATCCCACGTGGGATAGTATCGTTAATTGGTATAAACTCATTTAGCGTTAATTCATCAGGAATTAATGCACGTGTAACTAATTGAAAATAACTTTGCCCTGTAGATAATGATAAATTCCACGTGCCACTACCAGGACCAACTAAAAAAACTGCTATTGTATCTCCGTTATTGTATGTGATTCCTATGTTAGTTATATCAACATCAAATGCAGTTGTAACCGATGCCGCTGATGGTGCAAACGAAATACTCGCAACGCTCACTCCATTTTTGCGCACCTCAATAGCAAATGGAGAGGATGCAGATTTTGTGTAAGTGCCTTTAAACCTTAAATTGATTTGTGCCGTTATTTCGCTGCCTGCATAAGTAAATAAATTATTTGATCCATTAGGTGTAAATCCATTTAACACATTCTGAATACCAAATGTTACGGCTTTACTGCCTCCGTCTGCGTTGGTATAACCAAACCCTGTAACCGCTATATCTAATCCGTAATTAGTGTATTTGTATAATTGCTTTGCGTTGTTAGGGATGATTAACGATTTAAAATAATCCGTATCCATAAAATCAGATTCCCACGTATATCCTGCGCCTGATATTATCTTATCCATATATTCACGAACAAATAACGCAGGGCGAAACGCTCGCAGATACCAATTCTTTTTTGCGAATAACGCATTAGCTATTGGCGAACAATTACCGTAATCAATCAACGGATAATAATACCCTTCTCCTGCGTTAGCATCATCCCAACTATTCTGAATGTTAGAAATCGTTAACGAATGATTATAAACACTAAAATCTAATTCCTCTAATTTCTTTGCACCGAATGAGAAAAACAAACCTCCCAGTTCCCCAAACATCGCTACTTCATACTCAATATAATCGCCATCAATGAGAATTTCCAACAATCTTATAACACCCTTCATAACAGGCAACCCATCAACATCAATAACCGCCTGAGCAGATTTAGCAGCGTTAAAGTTATATCCTACATTCGGTTGTGTATCATCTGTAAAATTGCTATTTGCAAACTCAAAGATATTACCCAATAACCTGTTATTGTTTGATGTACCGGGTAAAACAATGGTCTTAGTAAAGGATGTGCTTTTACTATCTACATTTTGCAAATCATCAATAGCATAGGTTATCTGCTGACTGAACTGCTGATTAATGTCTAACTCCTTATTTTCAATAAATAATCTTATCATCGTCTATATCCGTTTCGGGTTTGGTTAACGTCTATATCAATCTCAAATGCTCTTAACTGATTGTTCTGATTCTTTGAATACTCGTAGTTGCTTGTTTTGATTGATACAGGGTAATAGCTGCCCTCATAATCCATATAAACCTGAGGCGATACAATCAATTCAGAAAGCCATTGATATTCTGCATCTGTCGGGAAATCCATTGTTAACCGATACGAATGATTTGTTTTACTGCCGTAGTTTATTTTACTTTCACGATATACATTCTTAGCATCGTAAAAATTAACAGATGTTGCACCGAAAGAATAATCGCGCTGCTCAAATCCTTTACGCTCTACATCCATAGTTAAACGACTTGACTTATTGAAACAGGCAGTTTCAAACATTCCAAACGCATTGACAAAATGCAGGTTAATCGGTGTATAACGATTATCGCAGGTAAGATAAACTCTGAATGCCTCTGATTCGCTGCCTCCGTTTACAAAATATACATCGTAATACGCAACTGCTGAGGTTATCGGTGTTGCTCCTGCTGAGGCATTTAACGCATCGCTGCCTATATCCAGTTGCATAAAATTATTAGAACCCGTTATAGTTATATTTGTCGCAGTTGATGTCGTAGCGATTAGCGCATTTGCTGCGTTGTATGTTCTAAATCTTAGTACATATGTTTCGCCTACATTACCTTTAAAAGGTATCATTAACTTATCGCCTAACTTAATTTTAGCAGACTTAGGTCTATTGCTTAAATACTTACCATCAAACGCTGATATAGTTTGTTGCCTGCGTTTAAATACAGGCGGAGTGTAATTGTATGCTTTAATGTTACCCGATGCCATATTCAGCGTGGTAATGCCTGAGTAATCTTCTCCTACTCTGATGTTATACGTTTGTGCAATCTGCCCCGATGTTGATGGCTGCGATAACAGATATTCAGGTTGAGTAGTAGAAACAGGTGTAAACCAATCAAAGGTTATTTCATTCCTTACTACATTAGATGCGTTAAAATATCCTTTTCCGTTTGTAGGATCGGGGAATACTTTTGTTCTTACAAGTTGCAACCCATTTACAAAAACATCAAAAACAAACTTAAAATCTGTTTGCCCTGAGTTGTTAGATGAGGCAATATGCCAAAGGTCATCCTGTACGCTTATTTCGCCTGATGGGTTTATTAATGATGTTATACTCATTGAAAAATATTTATTACAATCTCTTTGCCTAATATGTCGCTCAATTCTTTTGCTGCTCCGTCTAATGTTTCATTCAATACCGGGTTAATGAAATCCCTCTTTTTAATACCATATTTTTTGATGTTGTAAATCAGCGTGTTTAACTTACTATCTGCCACACTTATCTTACTAAATTTCTTTTCACCACCTACGCTTCCGTATCTCTTAACATCCGTTGCCGTTACTTTTGCCTTTCCCGAATCTAACCACCTTTTAACGGATGCTCTGCCCTCTGCATTCATTCCGTAGTTCTTGAACTGGTAAGGAGAATCAGGCGCATTAGCAGATGATTTAACACCTTTAACACCCTTATCTACAAACTTTGCATAATAAGGAAATAAGATATTGAGCGTTACCCTATTTGCATCCGTTTCATCAATAACAAATTCTACCTTATCAATCCCTCCTGATGCGATAATCTTTTTTGCATTTATCGTTTCTATCCAGTTATCCTTAAACTTATTCCCTAACTCAGCTAAAAACGCCTCAATTGTTGTATTGAGTTTATCGTTTACAATATCTTGACCTTTGCCCTCTATAAATTTATCCTGCAAAACTATCTTTTGCCTTGCTGTGATGTTAGCCATTCAGTTTATGTTTTTGCATCATTTTTCTTTCTATATCTGCCTCAACCTCACGTTTCATTTTTAAATAACTCAAATCATTCAGGAATTGAATCGTAGGTAATTCCCACACCTCGTTTATACTGATATTTTCAAATTTTGATACCATTTCGCCATTACTGAGCCATCCAAAGTTTCGCATAAATTCTGCACTACTTCCTCCACTCTCACCCCATCCTCCGCTATCGTCTTGAAATAAGTAATTGAATTTTGAATTGATTTGGTGAAAACTGCGTAAAAAAAAAGACAGGAATGATAAACAACACCAAAATCCATTTCTAACATATCGTTAGCAATCTGCTCGTGATCCTTCTTTTTCTTTGGCTTTAAACCCATCCACGTTAACCTCATAGGTGTTGCCATCGTTGCCATAATTAGGTGCATATTACCTATAACATCGTTTGAAAAAGTGGCAATCTCTACATATTTTCCCGCGTTCATTGGGGGTTTAGCTACATTATAACTAAGGAAATATAATCTACGTTTAACCCATACCCAGTTTTTCGGCTTGCCTAAATTCATTTGCCCCGTGTATTTGGCAAACTCTGAGTTAATCTTTTGGCAGAGTTCGTTATACTTACCTATCGGCATTTTATCAACTTCATCCTGATTCTTACCTGTCAAGCATTGCACTAATAACGATGACTTTTCCGCCTCATTTGTTTCAATGTTGCTGATAGAATATAGTTCCTGAAACTTCTTTACTGAAATCTTCATACTAATAAATATAAAATTTTGAAATTATTTTCTAAATAAATCGGTATACCCCTGAATACTTATGTTCATTCCTACATTTAACCGCCAAAGCCAAAGCGTTAACGCAGTCATCGTGGAAACCTGATGGTGCGTTATACCTTACCCCTGTCGCAGTAAACTGATACTCAAAGATATCTAACTCCTGCCGTATTAACCCATCAGGAAAACCCACATCCTTTTTATGAATTGTGGATGCTAACAACTCCATTAACTGCTGCTTGCTTGTTGACGTGTATTTAAATCCGTGCATTGAGTTAAAATGCTTTTGCAAATCCTCAGTAATGGCATCCCCTACACCTGTACTATCAATTATGATAGGTTTGTTTTTATCAATCTGTAAAATAGTTTCCTTTGTCTGTTTCCAGTCTTTTTGAAATCTCTCAAAATAACAAACATCCCCATTTGTATCTAAACCTACTATGCAAGTCCAGTCAACTGATTTAGCCAAATCAATTCCGTAAAATGCAGGTTGATTTGTTGACATCGGTTTTAAGCAATCCTGAATGTGATTTGATCCAAAGGGATTCGCTGCGTTTTCCATTGCATTGGCTAAATACTCCTGCTCAAATACTGCACCCGGTAATTGCCTACGTGCATCATCAATCTCCGACCTATCAATATAAGGGTTATCGTATGTGGTAAACTTGAAAGACTGCCAGTCTGTTTCGCCACCCTTCATAAATAGGGAATAGAAATAGTTTTTGCCCTTAGGTGTTGACAGGAACAAAGCACGACCTTTATAATCGGTTAGCGTTGGCCTGATAGAGTTTAACCACCCATCCTCTAAATTAGGTATAAAAGATGCTTCATCTACTACGACTAAATGAAATTTACGCCCCCTAAGATTATCTAACCTTTCGCCTGTAAAGAACATCACGCTGCCATCATTCGGGAAATTGATAATCAAATCCGATTTGTTATTCTCAAACGGAATAACCTTTATGAGTTTATTAAAGAATGTTTTTGCCAGTTGGTAGGTAGGTGTAATATAGGCAACCGCGTTACCTTTCATCGCCTCAAAGATAATTTCTAACTGCGCTAACTCAGATTTGCCAAACCTGCGCCCACACATAACAACCCTAAAACGTGCAGGGCAGTCTAATATCTGCTGCTGATTGTCGTGTAGTTCAGGAATGGCTATCTGCATTAAAGTATTGTTTTGCCCTTTGTAATAACAAACTCAACCTTACCTGTATTCTCAACGCTTGACGTTTCTTTAGGCTTTCCATAAACCCGAGTTAACAAAGTTTCTAATGAGTATAATGATCCTTTCTGCAAACTCTTAACCATTGCGTTGGCTATTGTCTTTTCCAATATCGTTCCCTTCGGGTTATCATACACCGCTTTGAGTTCATCTAAATCCATTGCCATCATATTTTGTATAGTGTCGTTAATCTCTGATAACTTATAACCTGCATCCTTTAATACAGATACATATTTACGTGGTCTGCCGTTAGGGTTCATTGTTTCCCCCTTATCAGGACGTGTTAAACTGCCTCCGTGTGATTGTTTTATTTGCTTAGCCATTCCGATGTTTTTCCGATGTTTAAAATAAAATTAACTGCCCATTACCTTTTGGGTTAAAAAACCTGTGTAAATCGTTTACCTCATCAATCTCAGATATAAACTCATATAAATCGTTTGACTTATCAAACCACTCAATCCCGATAAGGTTATTGTTTTTTATATTAATGTGCCTGAATTTTTTGTGTATGTTATTCTCAAAGTTGCCAGCAAACTTAACAATCTTTAAAAC